GCTCAATGCTCTCCATAGCAAAGTTAGTGTGTCTTCGGTAAGATACTTTCCAAAAAGTAATCTCCGGGGTCCCAGTAAGAAAAACGTCTTGTGCGCCATAAGCGACTAACTGCATCAATGCTCCACCCATTTTTTCAAATACTTATATACTAACCAAAGAAAATAATTTGGGAAAAATGCGCTAAATAAAACCAATTTTGATTTTACAGTTAAATGCGATACCAAGAAAAATAAATAAAGATATAAATATGATATCGCACCATATATCGTGTAATATTTATCAATATAAAGCAGAAGCACACCATAACACCCCGCATTATTTTTCGTCATAATATAATTGAATGATTTCCACAGTTTTATTCGTATTATTTTGCGTCCAATATTCAACTTGGCGCTTGATAGAAGCTAAGCGTTCAGACCACTCATCCATTTTTGTTTTTACTAAATGAATAATGCCCAATTTATTCAGGGCCCATGCAGATTTGATTTTGAGTCCGTCACGATTCAAATAATGGTCAGGATTGAAGCGAATAAATATGATTGGACGATGTCCGACATCTTGGGAAATCTCCATCAATCGTTTGTTTTCGCAAGAACAATCATATTCAGTATGTTGGTTTTCGTCAATTTCTATAATAATAATTTGATAGCCCAAATCCAGCATTAAATCCGGTCGGCGTTTGGAACATCCATCTTGTATTGTTTTATCGGTAATCCACGTAAAATGGGGAAATGTTTGTATAACAAAATCTACGACGGTTTTCTCCTTGGTTTTGTAATTGCGAGTAATAGGTTTATCAGGAAATAAATTCATATAACAATATAAGCAATGCCCATCATATTTTGAATTGGGTCTAGTTGTGCACCATTCCGATTTACATTTTGTATGTCTAACATTCGTCATACCATCTAATTTATGTAGATTGCAATACAACAATTTTTTGCTTGTTGAATGATTATATGTCGCATATTTACCACAGTTTGTATAAATACATTTCGCATGTTTTCCATTGAACATACCATCTACTTTATGCAATGAACAAACCCTTGGTCGGGTATCTCCTTCAAATTGATAAGACGGTGATTTAGAACATCCCGCAAATTCACAGCATTTATGTTTGATATCAACCATTTCCGCCGATTTATGTGCCGAACAAAATTTTCCCGCAATTTCATTTGGTAAATTGAATTGGGCAATAATGGAACACCCATCAAATTCGCATCGTTTTCCGGTTACATTTACCATTTCTTCCATTTTATGTTCAATACAAAACCGACCTTTAGATTCGCCAATAATATTATAAATGGGCGTAATATAGCAACCGGAAAATGCACATCGCTTTGTTTTCACATTGACCATCCCATCCTCTTTATGTTCTAGGCAGTATAGTCCACTCGTATTACCAGGATGATTGAAAACCGCTCGTTTAGAACATTCCGACGATTCGCATATTTTATCTATAACGTTTATCATATTTTCAAGTCGGTGGGAACTACAGAATTGCGCTTTTTCATTTTTATGTCCAAAATAAGCCGATTTACCACACTCTGCAAAATTACAAGTCGGCATATTATGTTGTGTGTATTTACACGATATAATACAATATCAATTTTACGAAAAAAATCCGTCCAAATTATCGCCTACAAATTTCTCTAAATAGTTTTCCATGAAAATCTCTTTGCGATTTTCGTGTTTTTTGGTGAAAATATACGAATCTTGGGATTTTTTGACTGTCCATCCTCGTTCTAAAGCATTCATAATAAACAGCATTTTTTGTGATTTAGGGTCTTTGGGTAAAGTGATTTCTTGGACCATTTCTTTATAAGTATATATGGAAATGCGGGATTATACGATTACACAATTATGCAATTTGAAAAAAAAGGTATATAAACATATGCTACAAAAATATCGTATATGAACCATAAAAAAAACTCAATAAAAACTCTTCAAGTTCACAGTCCAAATACAATAGATGAAAAACATACTGAATTACTTAATCAATTTAATCATGATGAAATAGTAACAATACCGGCATTAGTCCAAGAAATCGCCGAATTAAAAAACAAAATACGTGCATTAGATGATAGTCAAGTAGAAGAATATATGAATATACGTGACCAAATACTTCAGCGGAAAATAGTAGTCAAATCGTTAAAATCGCAAAAAAAAAATTATCTCCTAGAAAATTCCAAATATATTTTCAATTATTTTGAGCAAAAAAAAGACATTTCTGCTGGCGGTGGAAAACAAAACGTCAATGTTTTAAACAGTTTTTTCAAAATTCACGCAAAAAATCCGGATTCAGCCAATCCGATTTCTGACCGATATAATCAAAGTAAAACATTATATCAAAATTATTGGAAAAATGTGAATAATGAACTCGTGAATCCCCAAGATTTCATCATCCCCTCCGAAATATGCGAGGTATGTTCTAAGGGCGAACTGGTTGCTCAGGATGAAGAAGGGATTATGATATGTAATAATGATAAATGCGGCACATTCATTACCTATATAGTTGATAGTTCTAAACCGTCAAATAAAGAACCGCCAAATGAAGTCTCATATACGGCTTATATACGACTTAATCATTTCAAAGAGATTTTATCACAGTTTCAGGCCAAAGAAACGACGCAAATACCGGAGGAAGTTATTGACGCAATACGCGCGCGAATCAAAAAAGAGAGAATAACTGATATGAAACTAATAAATTACGATAAGATGCGCGAAATATTGCGGAAATTGGGTTTAAATAAATATTTTGAGCATATTCAATATATTAATTCTATTTTTGGTATTAAACCGCCAATTATGAATGAAGAGTTGCATGAAACATTATGCGTATTATTTATTGAGATTCAAAAACCGTGGGCGATGCATTGTCCCGCTAATCGCACCAATTTTTTCAATTATACGTATACATTATATCAATTATGTGTATTATTGGACCAAACCCAATATTTGCCGTATATTCCTATGATGAAAGACTTGGAAAAACAGCGGGAACAAGACTTGATTTGGAAAAAAGTATGTGCTGAATTAGATTGGGAGTTTTTTCAAACTGTATAACCTTCATCATGCCTAAAACTACCAAAAAGGACACATGTGTAAATTGTTAGTCTTTTCTGGTAGCTTAACGGTTAAAATATTTGAACTATAATACAAATATTTTACTTATTTTAACTGGTTATCCGTCATGAACTTCGACGGTTTATACTTAACCCAATCTTGGGAATCCAACAAGGTTAGCGCCTATGCCGAATCCTGCACCGCCTCGGGCGCTCTGTCCCATGGAAGGAACAAAGACGTCAAGAACGCTAAAGGTAGCCGCCGCAGTCAAACCAATAATCACAATCTCTTCAACGTTAAGAGACTTCTTGGGGATAGCATAAGCCGCAATCGCAACCATGATGCCCTCTATGATGTACTTAATCGCACGTTTGATAAGTTCGGTGAAATCAAATCCGCTCATTTTCGTATTATATTATAGTATTATAAATTATTTTGTTATAATATAATTTGGCTAAAATTACTTAAATAGAATAATCCAATATTAATTATAAGATGTCTAGTTTTGAGAGAAAAAATTTGCCGAATGGAAAACCAAATCCTAAATATATTGATTTATGCGACGAGGATCCCCCCCTTGCTGGCCAAAAATTTACGTGTCTATCATTTGTTTCACCGGAAAAGATTCTCAAGAAGCGAGAAAACTATCTTTTTGACCATTTTGTAAAGCAATGGGATATGTCTAAATCCATGGAGAAATATTTTGATTTTTTACATTTCCTTTCATACAAATACAATTTGGACGTGGAAAAAGTAATTGGAGATTTCAATGACTTTGTTAAGGAAGAAGAGGTCAAGATAAAGTCTACATCGGTGGAGGACGATTTTAAGAATTTTATGGATAAGAACGAAGAACGCCTAAATTTACAGTTTCAACGCGAACATTCTTTCCAGACGTCTGTTCGTGGTTTAAAAGTTCGCGGTGTATATGCATCTCAAGAGGAAGCCGAAATGCGATGCAAGAAGATTCGCGAGACGGACCCTAATCACGATATTTTCGTGGGTCCCGTCGGCATCTGGGTCCCGTTTGACCCCGATGCATACAAGACGGGTCGCGTTGAATTTATGGAGGAGGAGTTGAACCAGTTGCACAATGAGAAAATCAAGAATGAAGCTAAAGCAAAGCAGGAGTTTGATAATCGTATTAAGGAGACGAAGAAGAAGGCCATTGAGGAGAATATCAAGTTGGCTGCTAAGAGTGGTAATGTGTTGACGCAGACTATGGACGAACAGGGCAATTTGGTAGGTGTGCGCGAGACAGTCAATTTTGAGGACCGTGAAGTCTCGGATTCGGCGGATATGCGCAATGAGCTGTTCGCAGAGAGTGTGCGAAAGGCGGCTTCTATAGAGGTGGAGAAGGAGAAGGAGGAGTAAATAGTGCCTTCATTTTACTAAATATTTCATCGGGAATATATTCGGTAATATCCTTGTCTATTTTTTTGAGCATAGGACCCGGTTTTATGCACATGGGTCGTTTATCAAATGTATTATCATCATGACTTGAGATAATAATACATTTAGCAGGGCTTAGTTGGACCATTGGTTCGCTAAATCTATTGGTAAAACTTGATTCTTCGCCGTGAGTAAGTCCGCTTTGATGAGAATGGTTTTCCAAATATTTGCGTTTATAAGCCATACAATTATTTGTGGAATGATTTGGTCCAAACGGTTTGAATTTATAGAGAGATTGCGTATAATAATCATACATGTATGAATCCGAACATCCTGCAATTAATTTGGGCGACCCTTCCAGCATTTTGACTGCATGCATCACCCGATTCGGCGGATAATAATCGTCGTCATCCATACATACAATAATATCGCCTTTGCATTGAATATTACCCGAATTGCGTAAATCACTTAATGCATTACCTGAATATTCTACGTATACGATTTTGATGGGTATACATTCAGAGATGTCCATTATTTGTTTTTTATTTTGGTCAGCATCTGATTGCGATTTGCTGCCTTCTACAATGACCCATTCAATAATATTATGATATGTTTGTGATAATATTATTTCTAGTAAATTGGCGAGGCATTTGGCCCTGCTTAATTGCGTTATTGTTACGATAGATACGGTGGACATTTGTATAATATATGGTTTTGTGTTTATACTGGTTTATTTATTTGTTTTGCAGCATAATATGTAGTCAGCAATATGTTTGCGTCATTCACATATGTATGATATAGTTTAGCCACGGAATCCTTTTTTGAATCCTTTGGGAACAATTTGCTGTTGGCTTTTTGTTCCCGTGCGTCAGGGTTTTATCCGCTTTCTATGACCGAATTCTTGCTGATTCTTGGCTATATTATCATTGTGTGAATGTGTTTTATTGTATTTTTTTACATCTTCTTCAATCAAAAAATCGGCTAAACTGGCTTTTCGCGAAATTGGAGGCGTGGACATGGGTATAATAAATAAATCCCGATAATTTTATGTTGTTTTCTTACGATAATAATATTCTTTAATAGCCCGCATAATTTGATTTATAAGTTTGAATATACTAAAATCCTTTGCATATGGTTTATATCGAATAAAAGTGCAACCCAATAAATCTGTTATTTGTTTTTCACGAGCAACATCATTTTCAATATCCAGGTGGTTTTCATCGCATTCAACCGCAATTTTATATTTTTCAAAATATAAATCAATCGCAAATCTATCTACTTTATATTGAAAATGCATAGTTTCACCCATGAATGCATCTGTAATACATTGAATTGTATCTGTTTCAATACGTGAAAAACATGTATGATTTACATCAATACCGATTTCAATCGCAAATTTTAATGCATCTGGTTTTCGGGTTCGGTTCAATAATTTTAGTAGGCCTAAGTCAGATAAATATAACATGTTTTGCGGTCCTCCTGCAGTTTCTCTTTTTACAATTTTCTTTTCAGTTTCATTAAAAAAATGAACTGAACCGCGTATATTCTTTAACCCAATAATTCTAGCTATATCAGAACAATTGTATAATACATTGGGTTCATTACTGCTTATAATATAATGAATACCAAAATTACCATTCATTATATTAGATAATACCTTGTTCTTTTTTATTAATTCTATCAAATCAATATCTAACAAATCATCTTGAATAGACATACTTATATACATTATATAATTTATTCTTTACATCGTTTTATAATTATATAATCAATATAAAGAAAGGTCGTTATAGTATGATATAACACCCATGAATATTATTAAGGCATTTAACAATAATGATTTGAACGTCAATGTTACTATACGAGGCACATTAGAAGCCCCATTATTTCGTGCAAGTGATGTGGGAAATGTATTAGAAAATGTGAATATTAGAACAGCTATAATGGACTTTGATGAAACCGAAAAAATAACTCAAGTTATGGATTCGTCCGGTGGTCCACAAAATGTCTCTTTTATTACTCAAAAAGGATTATTCAAATTATTATTTCGGTCCAAAAAACCTATCGCAGAACATTTTCAAAATTGGGTTTGTGAAGTAATCAAAGAAATACATATGAATGGAAGATTTGTTTTGCTAGAACAACTTCAAGCAAACATGGAAAAAAATAAACTATTAGCACAAAAGAGTGAAGAAACCCGATTATTGCTAGAAGAAGCTAAACAAACAAATGAAAAAATACCCAAGATTTATATTTATAATTGCGATACCCAAATAAATCCACCGGAATTAAAAATAGGATATTCTTCTAATGTGTCTTCTGTAATTAAACAATATAAGAAAATTCGTGATTGTGGTAGATTAGAATTTACTGTCCCTATTATCAACTATAATATAACAATAGTTAAGCATTTTATTCACAATCTTTTATCACCGTATAAAATTCAAGGTGAAGTTTTCAAATTAGATGTAGAAGATGCAAAGATTACTATTTTACATGTAGTTAATTTATTAAACGTATCATCAATACCTAATCAAACTGAGCGTTTCTTAAAATTAAAACAAATGTATGAAATTGAGGTAAAAGTATTAAACGACATAGATATTTCAACAAATGAAATATCTACTCAAACCAATTTTGACGAATTGTAATCAGGGATATCAATAGCAGATTACCCCCTTTGCTAAAGGGTATAAATCCGGCTTACCACTTAGTTTTTTTCACATTTATAGCTGGTCCACTGCGTTTTTTACCTTTACTTGGGTCATACGCTTCATCCTCATCATCAGAACCCATATTTTTAGAGATTTCCCAGAATTCTTTTGACCCTAATTTGAAATCCGGATGATTTTCGGCCTTGTACCAGAAGATTTGGTCGTTCAATTTGTTGGATTTTGCGTTATTATTGATAACTAAGCACTCGTAATTCTCGGTTGTCTGGTCCATTACCGAGTTAAAAGACTCTAATGTAGGAAACATTGACGCATAATTCTCCCAAATTCGTTTTCTGTTGGTAAGGTATGGTTCTCGCAAGATAAAAACGTAATCTATATTGGTGCGGAGATTTGGGGGTATTCCGAGCGGATACTGCATTGTTATGATTAACATTACCTTCCAATGTCGACCGTTCATAAATAAGAGACGCATCATTTTGTCGCGAGTCCATGTTTGGTCATACAAGCAATCATCTAAAATTACGAAAGTGCGAGGGTCAATCGTGCTTCGGCGATAGGTCTCAATTTCCTTGGTGACTTGTTTCATGACTGCTTTTTGGCGGCGTAGAACGTTTTCTATGAGAACGGTATTGTATTCATCGTGTATAAAGAGTTTGGGCACGTGGCTCGCGTAAAACCCGTTTCCGGCTTCTGTTCCGGAGATGACTGTGCCTATTGGGATATCTTGGTGATAAAAAAGGAGGTCACGAACAAGAAAGGATTTACCGGTATCACGCCGTCCAATCATAACGATAACGGGTCCTTTATTTTCGTCGGGTTTAAATGTAATAGAACGCATATCAAATTTTTTTAGTTCTAAAGTCATGATTCTTTAGATGTAATAGATTATAGATATACAAATATTGGGAATAAACAACGTATACAATCGTTCAAGAAGAGATAAAAATGTATTCGGGGATAAATATAAACCAAATTGATATGACTACTTTAGGACAAGATAATGCAAAAGAACCTACTAAATTCACAATCAGTTATAAAAAGACTAAACCTATCGATTTAGAAGAATGGGCCAAGACTGCCGATACAGATATAAATCCATACAAGGTTAATAATTTGCAACAATATAATCCATTATACGATTCTTTTTTTGAATTAAATGACCAAAACTATAATAGTATATCACTTAATCACAAATATCATGTCCAAAATTTGAATACAGTTGTGGATTTGCAAATACAAGAAACTAAGAATACTCCCGTATTTGTGAAATTCTCGCCCTTATTAGACCCTATACGATATATGGTAGGCAAATACGACGTGGAAGATGAAAAAGTCCGGACATTACCTATATTGGCTGAAACCGAAGGTCATGAAAGTTTGCCCAAGATAAAATCGGCAAATAACGCATCCTATATAGACAATTTCTTCAGTTTTTTAACAAGTACGTTATTAAATCATCACGGATTCCAACATGGATTAGATTATTATGGCTCATATTTAGGCATTCAAGAGCGATTCAAGATGAATGTCCAAGACGACTTAGAGTATCTGAATAATTCCGATTTTTTCACTAAAAATATTGGAAAACTTATTACTTTAGAAAACTATACATTGGACCAAGAATATGCAAATTTCGGTTCGCGAGGAAATAAGGGGCGTCTTCATTTATCTGAGTCGGTTTTGCCTCTTGATTCTATTATAGATTTTAGTCAAGACACTGAACAAACCCCAAATAAACCAATGACTGATTCCGAATTAGATAATATTATAGAACAGGTTTTCCAAGAAGAGAAACAAGTGACCGATTCTATTGCATTGACTCTGGATGAATTGGTATATGATAGAGCCAATACTTCGACAAAGACTCATCAAACATCATCCAGTGAAAATACATCAAATAATAGTCAAGTTAATTACAGCACAGATGGGTCAGATAATGAAGATGAGGTATGGGAAACGGAGAGTGAATCTAATAGCGAGGAAGAGGAAGAGGAGGAAGAAGAGGAGGAGGAAGAAGAGGAAGAAGAAGAGGAGGAAAAAGAAACCTTTGCATATATTCACAATTTTCCAGTGCAAATGATTTGTTTAGAGAAATGTGAAGGAACTCTAGACGAATTATTCGTGAAAAACAAGATAAACCCCGATAATGGGGCAAGTGCACTATTCCAAATAATCATGATGCTTATTACATATCAAAAGGCATTCCATTTCACACACAATGATTTGCACACAAATAACATCATGTATAAAAAAACGGACCAAGAATTCTTGTATTATTGCTATAATTCCACCTATTATAAGGTCCCGACTTATGGATATATATACAAATTAATAGATTTCGGTCGTGGAATATACAAATACCAAGACAAACCATTTTGCAGCGACAGTTTCGCCAATGGAGGCGATGCATCTACCCAATACAATTGCGAACCATTTTTAAACAAGAATAAGCCAAGATTAGAGCCGAATTACAGTTTTGATTTGTGCCGATTGGGATGTTCTATATACGATTTTATTATAGAGGAAGACATGGAATATAAATCGTTGGATGAATTGCAAAAGACGATTTGGCGTTGGTGTTTGGATGATAATAAAAAGAATGTTCTGTATAAGAAAAATGGGGAGGAGAGATACCCCAATTTCAAATTATATAAAATGATTGCGCGAACTGTGCATAATCATACTCCCCAAGAACAGTTGGCTTTCCCGTTTTTTAATCAGTTTATTGTAGCGGATATTGACGCAAATTCGTGTATGAATATTGATGCGATACCGGTGTATGTTTGATTTAAACTGTTTATTCTTCTAGGTGATGACCGATAATCGGTTTACACCCTTGGTAAATTTATAACCGTTTGGTAATATCAAAGTCTCCCGAATATACCAACATTCCACGGATAAAACTAAGAGATTCATTCATTGGATATGAATGAGGACAACCTATACTGGTCTCATCATATTCAATAACGGCGAAATTGTTTCCGCAGAATGAATCACCTAAAGTATATAGTTCACTATTATTACTAATAATAAGCGAGCCACGAGTCAATATTTTTTCGTATTGACTCGTATCATCAAGTGTAACAAATAATTGTCTTTGGCTTCCCCAAGAAGGAACGTCGCGGTTTATAAGCAAATACTTTATTGCGCAAATGGTGCCTGTATATGTCTCATTTTTTTGGCTTGTATTTTTGCGAACAAATTGAACGCGGTCATTTACGTGTAATATCTCAGTCTCAGACATCATTTTGATAATATAATATGTGTATATCATCAAATAAGGATTCAATAAAACGAATCAATTTTATAAACTAAAATCCAGGTGCTTCTGTGAATATTTCTGCTGCTCCGCCTACAGGCGCCGTCTTGGTCTCAGTCATCACATTCAAAAAATCGGTTAGTGAAACATCCATATTAAAGAATACAAAAGTCGCCAAAACCGAACATACAAATACAATGACTGCATCGCGCATTAAGAATTTCAAGGGTTTCAATTCATTTTCCACGAATTTCATATCTACAAATTTGGCTAAACAAAAGAGAGCAGTTATCAAAAACGATATAACAAATACATTTTCCATTATTATGGCTGTAATAATAAATATTGAAAGATTTATAATATATGATAAACGCATAACCAAGGGTTCCCATCCCCGTACGCCCCCTTCTGTAATGCAATTCTTGGTAAAGTCTCAAATAAAATGTTTACAAAGTCTCAAAATCCAGATTCAATAAATCGTCAATAGACTGACCGACCGACCCTACCTTATCTACATCTAAAACATCTAAATTTTCCAAATGAATATTATCGGTATGTATCTTGATACGGTCGTCTATATCTTCGGCCTCTTCTTCCAATTTGCGTTGTATTGCCCTAGAAGTGCTGATTTCTTCTAAACGTTCAATCGTCTTGGGAGCATTCACATTCTCAACTTGGTTTTGGTCATCCATTACTGCATCAAAATCGTTGAATGATAACCGGGTAATAACATTTTCATTATCCAAGTTTTGTATAGCAGGAACGACCGCCGGGATTTCGACTTCAATTGTATTGTCTAAAGTTTTATCTATAGATATAGGTTCAGTCTTTTCTTCTTCTTCTTGGACATTATTCTCTGTCTTAACCGGTTCAATAGTGACTTCCTCTTCTTGTTCAATACTCTCATCCATATAAGCGCGAATAATAGCTTCCGTTGGTATACTATCGCGAATTGTGGTTAAAATACATTCTTGGACAATTGTTTCTAATTCGCGGCTATTCTTTTGCATAAGTAGCGGACTAATATTCTTTTCAAACAAATACACATTCATGTATATTTTGCGGGCGGAATGGATATACACTTTATGAATGAAATTGTCTAATTTGGGTATAGATATATCAATCTTTTTCTGTTTATTTCCCACACGAATACACGTCAATACTTTCAATTGAATGATATGCACACATGTAATCAAATCTTCCAAATAATTGCATCCGCTGCGTTCAACAATTCTCTTTCGCTCTTCTTCCACAATAATTGTATTCCATTTGGGAATGCGGGAAAGAAGATTTTGAAAGGTCATCAAATATTTGCCTGCTTCATTATTTGCGACACACATTGTCCAAGATTCGTTGAATATGGATTTAATACCTTCAATTACTAAAGGCGTGAAAATACTGATAAGTCGGCTACACCATTCATTTTTGGATTCTTGGAGATTAGATAACACAAAATCGTCCATTTTACTACATTAGCGAAATATTTTTCAATTCTTTATTTGAACGTAAAAACATGAAATCCAGCATGTAAAATAGGAGCAATTTCTCGCATCTAAATTC